GTTATTGATGAGAACTTTGACTACAAAGATTTAAAAGATTATCAAGAAAAAGTTGAAGTACAGTTTGATGATATGCCTATTCCTGTAATGGGATATATTGATTTTAGATTTAAAGATAAGATAGTAGATTTAAAAACAACCACACGTATGCCATCTAAACCTACTGAAGCACAGAAAAGACAAATGGCATTTTATTCTATGGCATACCCTAAGAATAGTATAGATTTATTTTTTGCTACACCAAAAGATTATAGAAAGTTTACACTAGATAACTTGTCTGTATATAAGAAACAACTTAAAAAAGTTGCATTTAGTATACAGAAGTTTTTGTCTATCAGCGATGATAAACATGAGTTAGCTTCTTTAGTATATCCAAACTATGATTCATGGACTTGGAATTACAAATTAAAACAAGAAGCAAAAAAAATATGGAGTTAGATTATATGAAAGATATTGATGAAATGGCAGAGTTAATTAAAGAAAAAGAAAAAGAACTTCTTGCAATGAAAAAAGAATATAGAGAACGTAGGTCAGAAGGTTTACGTAACGCTTTAGAACAACGTAAGGAAGCAGAAAAATTAGTGCGTGAAGAAATGAAAGCTCTAGGATATGGGTATAATTCTACTACAGACTATCCTTTTAAATTTTATTTTTAATGTCAGCGTATAGTGCTACCCAAATAGCACGTAAAAATGGGTATAGGAGTGGCTTGGAAGATATTGTTGCTACATATCTTAAAGAACATAAGGTAAAATTTTTATATGAAAAGATTAAGATAGAGTGGGAAGACCTTTCATACCGAACCTATACCCCTGATTTTGTATTAAACAATGGTATAATAATAGAAACAAAAGGTAGATTTTTAGCAGCAGATAGAAGAAAACATATTGCAATTAAGAAACAACATCCTGAACTAGATATAAGATTTATATTTACAAACAGTAAAACTAAACTAAGAAAGGGTGCTAAATCTTCTTACGCAGAATGGTGTATAAAATATAATTTTAGATATAATGATAGGATTATACCTGAAGATTGGTTAAAAGAAAAAGGTAAAATTTTTTATCCACTTTTTATTAAGTTTAAAAATCCTAAGATTACAAGGAAAGCTAATGGGAAAAAACGAACATATAGAAAAAAGTGATGTACTGATACGCATTAGACCTGAGATAGATGGTAGTGAATGGACAGGGCAAGTTGAGTTATTTGCAATCATATCATCTGATACTTTACTAAATGATAAATCAGTTTATGACTTAGAATATTTTGTTGAGTTAATTCTTGCTTCTATTCCAGCAATGAATAAAGACCCTTATATTTATAATGTGTTAAAGTCATATGCTGACAAAAAGATGGGTAAAGAACAAAACAATTCTAACGTAATAAAATTAAACTTTAATAGTGAAACAGAAGGGAGTGCTTAGTATGGCAACGATGAAAGAAATAATAGACTTTGAAACAGATTCTGTAAGAGAAAAAGATATGGTCAATCATCCCCCTCATTACAATGAAGCACCTATAGAATGTATAGATGCTATTAAAGCTGCGTTAGGAGATGGATACAAATATTATATACAAGGTAACATAATTAAATATATGTGGAGGTATGAAAAGAAGAATGGTGTAGAAGATTTAGAAAAAGCACAATGGTATTTGGAGTCTCTAATCAAATGGTTAAGGGCAAGATGAAACGAATAAAGGTAAGCATAATCGTACAGATTGATGATGATGAATATATTATGCCAAGCGATGGTGACATTGCCCAGGAATTTGAAGATAACCTAAGAGATTTTATTTATGAAATTGAGGGTGTTAAACTAAAAACAATAAAAGTAATATCGGAGGAAAAATGAAACAACTACCAACAGACTATCAAAACTTTATAGCTTTATCTAGATATGCTAGATGGAAAGATGATAAGCAAAGAAGAGAAACATGGGAAGAAACAGTCAATAGATATATGGAATATATGGACACCCATTTAAAGAATAACTTTAGTTTTGAAATGGGGCAAAAGTTAGAAGAAGAAATAAGAGAAGCTATACTATCACTTAATGTTATGCCATCCATGAGGGCATTGATGACAGCAGGTGTAGCACTTGATAGATGTAACGTAGCAGGGTATAACTGTAGTTACATACCTATAGATAATGTTAGAGCATTTGATGAGACTATGTATATCCTAATGTGTGGTACGGGTGTTGGTTTCTCTGTAGAAAGAGAGAATGTAAATCAGTTGCCAACGATAAACGAACACTTTGAAGATAGTATAACTGTTATTAAAGTTGCTGATTCAAGGTCAGGTTGGGCAAGAGCATTACGTGAATTATTAGCTATGCTTTATGTAGGTCAGATACCAAAGTTTGATGTGAGTGAAGTTAGACCTGCAGGTGCTAAGTTAAAAACATTTGGTGGTAGAGCATCAGGTCCTGAACCACTTGTTGACTTATATAATTTCTGTGTTGCTACATTTAAGAAAGCAGTTGGTAGAAAACTCTATCCTATTGAGTGTCACGATATTATGTGTAAGATAGGTGAAGTTGTAGTTTCTGGTGGTGTTAGACGTTCAGCACTTATTAGTTTATCTAATTTAAGTGATGACCAAATGAGACACGCTAAATCAGGTGAATGGTGGAAATATAATAAACAGAGAGCATTAGCTAATAACTCTGTGGTATATAAAACAAAACCCGACATGGGTACGTTTATGAGAGAGTGGGTTTCACTATATGAAAGTCAGTCAGGTGAGCGTGGTATATTTAATCGTAAAGCTGCAGTAGAAAAAGCACAAGAGAGTGATAGAAGAAAGTTTAGTGAGTTTGGATGTAATCCTTGTAGTGAGATTATACTAAGACCATATCAATTCTGTAATTTATCTGAGGTAGTTGCTCGTCAAGATGATTGTCTAACTGAGCTAGAAAATAAAGTACGCATAGCTACAATTATAGGTACATTTCAATCTACTCTTACAGATTTTAAATATCTTCGTAAGGTTTGGAAAAATAATACAGAGGAAGAAAGATTACTCGGTGTATCTTTAACTGGTATTCTTGATAATCAATTACTTAGTCGTAATGATGCATACTTAGAAGATACACTAACTGCTTTAAAACAAATAGCAATTGATACAAACTTAGAATATTCTGAGATGTTAAACATACCACAATCAACAGCAATAACTTGTGTTAAACCTAGTGGAACTGTATCACAGTTAGTTGATAGTGCTAGTGGTATCCACGCAAGACATAGTAAGTATTATATAAGAACAGTACGAGGTTCTAACAAAGACCCTATTACACAATTCTTAGCTAATGAAGGAATACCTAATGAACCTGATGTAACAAAACCTGATACGGTAACTGTGTTTAGTTTTCCTATAAAGTCACCTAGTTCTTCTATCGTAAGAACAGATATGACTGCTATAGAACAGCTTAATCTTTGGTTAAAGTATCAGAGACATTGGTGTGAACATAAACCTTCTGTAACTATATCTGTTAAAGACCACGAGTGGATGAAGGTTGGTGCATGGGTTTATAGTAACTTTGATGAAGTATCAGGCATAAGTTTCTTACCTTACTCTGAACACACATATCAACAAGCACCTTATCAAGATTGCACAGAAGAAGAATACAATGCCTTGAAAGAAGATATGCCTAAACATATTGATTGGACTAGGCTGGGTGACTTTGAAAAAGAAGATACTACATCAAGTGGTAAAGAATTTGCGTGTACTTCCGATGCTTGTGAAGTTGTAGACGTAGGCAACGTATAACAATTATTGGGGATTTATATGACCTTAGAACCTTCTGTAAAAGACAGAAAGAAATTTGATATTGATTTAAAATATGGAAAAGTTAGAGAAAAAGAAGTAGCAGAAATGCTACAAGATAAAACGATAGAGGTAAAAAGTGAAAGAAACGTATGGCAAAAAACAGGCAATATCGCAATTGAGTTTGAATCTTATGGCAAGGCAAGTGGCATCAACAGTACGGAATCAGATTACTGGTGGCACAATCTCTGCATTGATGATGACACGTTCTGCACTATTGTCTTTAATACAAAAAGTCTTAAAAAGATAATTAATAACTTAGATTATAAAAAAATAGTTAATGGAGGAGACCACAATGCATCTCGTATGTATCTTTTAAATCTACAAAAATTATTTTCATCAGATGTAATTAAAGCATTTAAGGGAGATAATAGTGAAAAAGATTAGACGTATTTCAAAAAGATATAGAGGACTATCTAAAATCT